AAGAAAAATCAGAAGATGAATGATAAACAGTTCCTTGTTTGTGGTCTGCAATTCTTACAGATTTATCGTTTAAATAAAAATATTTACCATTAAAATAAGACCATAAAGAAGAAATTAAAAGTTGTTGTCTTTCGATTTCATAATCTTCCATATCCAAATCTCCGTTATCTTCTCTTTCGTTAATGATTTCTAATTCTGTGTAAAAATCTTCGATTGCTTGTGTGTTAAAAGTTGTCATAATTTCTATTTGTTTATTATTATGATGTAAATATACAACGGTTATTGATAAAAAACTAATATAAAAGAAACTATTTTCGATAAGTAACTAACTTTTATCGAATTATCAACAAAATAAAGTATTTATTGTATTTTTGATAACAAATTGAATGATGTTTGAATAATCAATAAACATAAAACACTAAAAAAACAATATATTTGTGTGAATTTAAAACCAAAAACAATGAAGAGCAAAAAAATAACACTAACAGATGACGGTAAAGGGGAACTAATTAGTAGCAATACGGTAGATATAAACAAACTAATCCCAGAACTACTTGCGGAGTGCGAATTGTTAAACAAAGATCAGTTAAACTCAATCCTATATAAAAGTGGCTCATTTAAAGAAGTGGTACAGGAATCGTTAAACGAATACCAATTGAAACACATACACGACTACATAAACATAAACTATCTTATAAGAGAAGGCAAAAGCATAGATAAAGCAAGCGAGATTGTAGGAACCAGGAAACAAAATTTCTTTGAGATAGTTTGTATGCATCGGGAATTCACGAACTATTACACGCGTTCGTTAGAGCATAAAAGTCACATACTTGCTGAAAAGACGTTGTTAATCGCTGAGGACGACAGTAAAGATATGTTTATAAATAAAGATGGTGTGCTGACGCCTAACGGCGTTGCGGTCCAGCGTTCACGGCTACATGTAGAAGCTATTCAATACTATATTGGCAAGACAAACGCAAGTGTGTATGGAAACAAAACTACTGTATCAGGCGATCCAGAAAACCCGCTCAAAGTGGTGGCTATATCAGGAATGGTAATCGAGTAGTAGCGTAGAATCATTCTAAATAAGCCATAGATAAAACCTATTGTAATGTAAAAAACGATAGAAATGAGTGATAAATATCTTGATTGTTGTTGCGTTTATCAAGTTAAAATAGTTACATTTGTGATATGAGATTGAAAGGCAAACACGGAGGTAAACGAGATGGTACTGGCAGACCAAAAGGTGAGCCAACAACGACAATTAGAATCCCTAACTCGCTACTCGAAACAATGCATAAAATGATTGTCAAACATAAAGAAACGGTTAGTAAGGTATATCAAAAACAATGCAATTGTATTGTATTAGGTTATACCGCTGCTGGAGTTCCGATAATTAACCGTTGCGACGTGTGTAAGGCTGATGACTAAACCACCCCACACCCCGTGGAGGAACGAGAGCAAAGTGGCTACTACCCCTCCACACTAATTTCACTATTAAAACCTGTAGATTTTTTTTATTATGAGAGTTAGAATCGGGATTAGAGGATTGTTTTAGGGGTTATCTTGGATTAAAATAGGATTTATGATGTTTAATGTGTTTTGAGATTATAGTTTATTATACGGCTTTATTTTAAGTCTTAAAAAGTTGAGGTGTTATGTTTGGGATTATGGTTGCTGTTAAAAAAATTTTTTATTAATTTTTATGTAGAATTTTTATGGATGTAACTTTTGGAGTATTTGAGATTGATGTTGATGTGGATGATGTTTGGGAGGTTGATATGATTATTTATTTGCGCAAGGTTAATGTTGTAGAGCATACTTTTTATATGATAGAGTTTATCAAGTCGTTTTTGGATAGTTATTGTATTATTGGTTGTGGTGGATGTGATTTTATCGTGGATGAGAGGTATGAGGTTGTGAAGCATAAGATACACGAGAATATGATTTATAGATATAATTGATATGCAGATAAAATTTAACACTAATGGTAATGAGCGTCAAAAGGACTGCGTTAAGGCTTGGATAGACCCTGAAATAACTGATATTGTTTATGGTGGTGCTAAGGCTGGAGGTAAGAGTTTTTTGGGTTGTAGTTTGATTGGAGGTGATGCTTTGATGTACCCTGAAACATTTTATTTTGTTGCGAGAAAGAAATTGAGTGATTTAAGGAAATATACTTTACCGTCATTTATGGAGGTTTTTATGGGTTGGGGAGTGCATGAGAAATACTATCATTATAATGGAACGGATAATTTCATTAAATTTCACAATGGTTCAAGGATTTATTTTTTGGATGCGAAGTATATGCCGTCCGATCCAAAGTTTATGAGATTTGGTTCTATGCAGATGACAAGGGGTTGGATTGAGGAAGCGGGGGAGTTTGAGATAGAATGTAAGCAGAATTTACAAGCGAGTATTGGGAGATGGAATAATCAGAAGTATGGATTGGTTGGTAAGTTGTTGAATACTTGTAATCCTGCAAAAAACTATTTATATTCTGATTATTACTTACCGAATAAGAATGGTACTTTAGACGCACATAAAAAATTCATTCAAGCATTACCGAGTGATAATAAGATGTTGGCAGATGGATATGTAGAGAATTTACACAAAACATTAGACAAGAACTCAAAAGAAAGGTTGTTGTATGGTAATTGGGAATATGACGATAACCCTTTTGCCTTATTTGACTATAATAATATTTTAGGTATATTTACCAACGAGTTTGTGAAGCCGACAGAAGAAAGGTATATGACTTGCGATATAGCCTATACTGGTTCAGATAGATTTGTAATTGTGCTTTGGGCGGGATTAGTAGCCAAAAAGATAATCGCCATAGATAAAATCGATGATACTATGGTTTCTAAAAAAATTCACGAATTAAGAATAGAATATAGCATACCTTTGAAAAATGTTATTTATGATGCCGATGGTTTGCAGACTTTTACTAGAAACTCTACAAAGCACGGAAATCTAAAAGGAGCAGTTGGGTTTAATAATGGTGGTTCTCCTTTGAAAATTAACGGCAAAAATGAAAATTATAAAAATTTAAAAGCACAATGTTATCACAAATTCGCTGAAATGGTTAAAAATAACCTTGTTTTTATTGAAGATAACGTTTTTAGAAAACAAATTATTGAAGAATTAGAGCAAATATGCCAAAAACCTTTACTAGATGACGGCAAAATAGCAATGGAAAGTAAAGATGATGTTAGAAAAAGATTAGGACGTAGCCCCGATTTTGCTGATGCAATAATGATGCGATTCTTTTTTGAATTGAAAGGAATAAAACCAGTTAAAATTATTTGGTAATAGATAAAATCTATCAAAAGTTGTGTTGATATAAAAAATAGTTATATTTGTTGTAAAATTCAGTAGAAATGATTATAGAAAGTAACGAGGAAGCGGTTAAGATACTTAAAGATAACGTTCAACTTGATAAAGGTTGGGTTTTAGCACGAGAGTACTCAAAAGAATTAAGAGCATTAGTGAATGGCGAGGGCTTTATTGAGGAGTTAATTAATAAAATTGATAACGTCGAAAGTACTAAAAAAGCCGAAGCACGAAAAAAATACTCAAACGATATTCAACATTTATTTTCAAGATTGTTTCAGCCTATTGAAACTATCGGTTTTGCTACAGGAGACACAAGGAAGTATGATGTTAAAAACGAAAAAAAGAAAAAAGAATTAATCGCATCGCTATCTAATATTCGTGATGATAAACCTTTGTCGGAGTGGGTTTTACGAAATGCCATTGATTTAATTAATACTGACCCAAATGGATTAGTTTTTTTAGAATATATTACCGACCCAAAAATAAAAGTATATCCAACCTATAAAAGTTCAGCAAGTATTAGAAAATATGAGCCTAAAGGACAATTGACTGAATGGGTTATTTTTGAGCCATCTATAAAAGATAATGAAGAGTATTGGCGAATAGTTGACGATAAATACGATAGGACTTTTGTAAAAAAGGGAAATGAATATTATATAGATGAAAAGATGTCTTTTGAGCATCCTTTCGGTCAAGTACCTGCTGTTATTTGTTCTGATATTCAGAATATTGGTGAAAAATATAAATTATCAGCCATCCATAAAGTTTTAGGACTTGCTAAAGAATATGCTCGTGACCAATCATTTTTAACATTATACAAAATTTATAAAGGGAATCCAATATTTTGGAGATATGTATCTTTTTGTGGTGATTGTGCGGGAACAGGAAAAGTAGGAAATGAAATATGTACATCTTGTAATGGACAAGGGAAATATGTTTCCAAAAATGATGTTACCGATATGGTAGAAATGCCAATACCTGAGGATAGAGAATCTCCTGTTATTGCACCACATATAGGAGGTTTTATATCTCCCGATATTGATGTTTGGGATACGTATAACGAAGAATTAATGATTCTTGAAGGTAAGATATACAAATCTCATTGGGGTACAATGTTCGGTATGCAATTGGATAAATCTAACCACCCAAAAACAGCCACAGAAATTATTGCAGACAAACAGCCTTTAGAAAACCAACTTAATAAATATGCCGATTATATCGAGTATATGGAATGGAAAATTTCTGAATGGGTTTTAAATATTTTCGATACCACTAAAGATAAATCAGAATCGCTTATAACCATACATAGAGGGCGTAGGTATATAATTGAATCTTATGATGTTTTGCTTGAAAAATACCAAGAAGCAGTAAAATCAGAAGATAATTCAGTTATATTAGATAAACTTTTTGTTGAGTTTTTGAACTCTAAATACAGAAATAACCTGGAGGACTTATTTGAAAACCTAACCAAATTCAATATTGAACCTTATCCACATTTATCAATTAAGAATGTTATTGACATTTTCGGTAATGATGAAGCACAAAAGAAAATTCTATTTCAAAAGTTTTGGATAACCGTAACGGACTATACAGACCAAAAAAAGATAAAAGCTGATTTTGAAGAGTGGTTTAAGAAGAATAAAATAGAAAATAAACAATTAATAACTAAAACAGAATAATTATGGAACAAATGGGAGTTTATAGGCTGTACCGCCTAGGGAGAATGTCAAACACAACTTTTAATCCTGACATTAAAGTACTCGAAAGAGATTTACACGTTATCGAGAATGGTTATGCTGAAAACATAAACGGAAATTCAGCTATTAATGGATTGCTTTATGAAAAAGATGTAAATGCTACTAAATTGTATTGGGATAAAAAACCTTTCAAACAAGTAAAAGTTTATACCGAGTTTCAAGAGGTGAAAGAAGAAACTGTTGTAGAAGAAAAAGAAACTATTTTTATCGAAGCAAAAAAACCACCAGTAATCGAAGGAACTGTACCTGAATTAAAAAAAATCTACAAAGAATTAGCAGGTAAACCAGCAGGTCAAATGTGGGGAGTTAAAAAATTGAACGAAGAAATAAACAAACTTAATACTAAATAAAAATGGCAATAGAAAATATTTTAGAGGTGGAAAAATCTCTAGGTTTAGAAAGCGGTAAGCTACAAGAAATGATTGGTTCAGATGAAGTACACAAAATTGACTTATCAAAAAAAGTAATTTTAGACGAATCAGTTTACAACGAAAGAGTTTCTAATATTAAAAAAGAAACTATCCAACATACTCAAGAAGTATTTATCAAAGATTTAAGAAATGAATTTGGACTTGAATTTGAAGGTAAAACAAAAGACAATCTTATTAATGGTTTTAAAACAAAACTTGAAAAAGTAAAAGATGAAAGCATTAAAGATCCAGAAGAAAGATATACTAATCTAAAATCAGATTTTGATAAACTACAAACTAATTTCGTAAACAAGGAAAAAGAAGTAGAAACAATCAAAAATGAATTTTCTCAAAAAGAAAAACTACAAAAAATAAAAAATGATGTTTTTCAGTTTATTCCAGAAAACACATTGGTATCAAAAAATACTATTATGATTGAAGCCGAACAAAAAGGATTTATGTTCGACACAGAAGATGGGAATACTGTTATAAAAGACAGACAAGGAAACATCTTAAAAAACGAGACTACTTTATCTCCAATCGGTATTAAAGAGTGGATAACTGAATTTTCAACTCCTTTCTTACCTAAAGTAGATGGTGGAAATGGCGGGGGTGATGACAAAAGAAATCCAACTGCAGGAAGCTATGATGCATTAATGAAAGAAGCTAAAGATAAAGGATGGGATAACTCAAAACTAAACGAGGAGGTAATGAGAAGAACCAAGGATGGGACTTTAAAAATGTAATTATGAAAAAAATAATTGAATATATTTTAAATATTTTTTTTAGAAAAAAAGCACTAGCCGTAAAAAAGCAAGCGTTTATTGATAGACATAATGCTTTTATTGAATACGCAAAAGCAAAAGAAGCCAATGATAGGTATCTTAAAAAGTTTTCAGGAAAAAAAAGATATGTGAAAACTGGGGGCATTTAAAGATAATAGATAAAAACTATAGTTATTTAACCAACTATAGTTTTTTTTTATATATTTGTATCACAATGGCGGTAAAGTCATAAGGTTTATTGAGCGGTAATGCTTATTAAAAACAAACATTATTAATTTTAAAATAAATCACGATGGCAAACAGAACCACGTCCAATTTAGTGAAAGCGCAAGCAAAGCTTGTAGGTGCTTTCCAATCATCTGAACTTAGATTCAGATACCCTGCTACTTATTTAGCATTAAGAGCAAATTCTCCAATTATGTTTCCTAACTACGATGTTTTAAGAACTCGTGAGGACAGAACAGTTGAAACTAATTTCGCTGCACGTTCTAAAAGATCATTAGGTACAGGAGGAAGAACCCACAATCACACAGGTGTAAAAGGAGATACTGCGGTATTAACTCCAACTTGGACATCTTACGATGATAAATTTAATATGTCACTTAAACAGTCTGACATATCTATTTACAATGAGCAAGAGCAATTTAACCAAGAGATGATGAATATCATTTCTAACTTCATGGAGGGTTACGAAACTGCCGCTACTGCTTATTTATTTAATAACCGTTCAGGGGTAAACGTTGCTACAGCAGAAGGTACTTTTGATGCAGTTGATGATGTATTTGAAATCCTTGCAGCAAACGAAGCAAGAGCAATGCAAATTACTAAAATTGCTGTTGATGCAAATAAATACCCATCAGGAGCAACTGTTTTTTGTGATTCTATAGCTTATGCTAAATTTGAATATCAAGCCGCTCAAGGAGCTGCAAATCAAACAAATTTATCTTTCCAATTCGGGGGTGTTACTTATGTTCACTCTGTTGAGTTAAGAGCTTTGGCTGCTGCTTTAGTTAGTGCTTATTCTAAAGGATTTTGGATTGTTGTACCTACTGGTACAGTTGCCACTTTGCCTTGGATTCCTATTCAAAACAGAAGAGGTGTTGAAACAAAAGAGAATGTTTATGCTAGTATAATTAATCCTGTTGATGGTGAAACTTATGCAGTTCACTCTTACGAAACAAGAGCAGATGATACAGCAAACAATGGATATGCTCAAGATGTTGTTACACAATACCAAATATCACAAGATTTAGGTTTTGCAAAAGCACCATTGACTGTTGCAACAGAAACGCCAATTTTAGCATTTGGTATAGTATAATATGGTAGATATTAACAAAATACAAACAGCGTTACAAGGATTGGTTGGCTTTAAACAGCCATTCAATCCTGAATACGCTTGTGTTGATGATGAAAATCAAATCAGCGAATCAGGGTATTTTGTTACAGATAACTCTTATGCCAAGATAGAATATATTAAGGATAATCAGGATTATTTAAACATTTCTGATGAGGAATTTAATATTTTATTGAGAAATATTGTGAGTTCATCTATATCTAGTGTTGTTAACCAAGTATTTTTAGAGTATGATTTTACTGATAGAGATTTATTATTTAAAAACTCGTCAAATAAAACAGACTTAACAGTATTACCGAATGGATTTGTAGGTTATAAAATAGAGTTCACAAAAAACACAAACAAGGCTTATAGCATTAATCGTGTTTTACTTGATTTTAATGGTACTGGAAGTATAAAGTTGATTTTATGGAATACTGCTGCTAAAACAGCGTTGAAGACAAAAACAATCACAATTACTACCGACCATCAAGAAGAGGAATTAAATTGGACTTTAAATAATACAGACAAAACCTATAAAGGAGATTACTATATTGGTTATCTAACAGATTCACTTACTGTTGCTCCGTTTAAAAGAGAGTTGAATAGTGCAAGTGTTATGACAGAATTTATAAATCTTTGTATTGAAAAGGTTTATGTTGAAAATCATAATACAGAAACATTGTTTGATTTAACATTAATAGATGGAATGTCAGATGATAATGGTTTGAATTTAGACATTAGTGTTTATGATGACTATACTGATTTTGTTGTTAATAATAGAAGATTATTTGCAAGAGCGATACAATTAGAATGTATAATCTATTGTATTCAAATGTATATGGCTTCTTTAAGAAACAACGGAAATAATATTGAATCAGGAATGCTTTATGAGAAAATGATGATTGATTTAGAAGGTACAGCAACTAATCGTTCTATTTCTGTTAAAGGCTTAAAAAATAAGTTGGTTACAGAGATAACTATGATAAGAGCTGAAATTGAAAAATTAATCAAAGGAACAACAAAAAAAGGTCAAATTTTCATAACAACAATGAATTAAATGAACAATCTAAAGTCAAATCCAAAAGGAATAGATATTGTAATAAGTAAAATTCAAAAAAAACTTTACGATACACTTTCAGTTTTATGGGATGTTGAATTAGATGGGTACGGAAGATGTTACACTCAAAAAATAGACGAAAATAGAGGAATAGTTAACTATGTAAATAGCAAGGAATACTCTAAAAGTCTAATTCATAAAGAGAGAAACAAGTTCTTTTTTCTTGCTGAAAATGAATACAAACAAACAAGTTTAGGGTATTTTTCTACTTCAATTGAACTTTATTTTATTCTTAATTTGAATGAGTGTAAACCAGATGCTACTGATAGACAAGATGAAGAGGTAAGAGTTGATGTAATAAATGCTTTATTTGGATGTTTTGTCAAGCAAGATATAAAAGTAACATTTGTACTTGAAGATGTTTTTAGGAACTATTTTTATCCAGAAACATTAGACTTACACCCGTATCATTGTTTTAAATTAGTATTACCACTTTATGATTTTGACATTAACCAAGAGCTTTGCAGTAATTAAAAATTAACATTAAAAAATAAAAAAAATGAGTACACAATTAGGGCTTAATTGCCAAGACGATAGAAGAAACATAGGCATTGAGCCATGTACGGTACAACCAGGTCAAAAGAAAGGGCATATCATTGCTCCTTATGATTGGAGTTTGGATGTAGCTACAGAAACTTTTAACAAGGAGTATGTAAATGAAAAAATTCAAGACGGTACTTTTAAAGTTATCGGTGGAGTATTTGGTGTAGTAACTGAAACTCCTGATGATACAACTGAAGAAAGTACAAGTGGAGAATTATCAGTAGTTAGAAAAGGATTGCCAATAGTAACTACAACTGTAAAAAAAGGATATGAATTTCAAAGTTCTATTTATGGTTATTCAAATCAAAATGTTTATAGCATTTTAGAGATATTTGAAACAGGTATTATTGCGGCAGCCGTTTCTTTAGATGGAACAACGATAACAGGACAAGCAGTAGGGATGTACAATGTAGGTACTTATACCGACAATGACGGAACAAACAGCGCAAGTACAATGATTAAATATCAATTGACTGATCCACAACAATACAACGAGCAACGTGTTTACTTAACTAATTTGGATTTTAACCCAAATAGAGATATTTCAAACATCATTGACGTTAAAGTTGTTGCGACGGCTGATGTAAGTGATAATAAAGTTTACATTAGTGCAGTTTGGGCAAGAAACAACGGTGTTAAAATCGAGGGTATTGCTGCTGCTAATTTAAAATTAATGATTAATGGCGTTGCTAATGTAATTGTAGGAGCAGTAGTTTATAATACTACAACAGGGTTATATGCTATCACACCAACTTCGACTTTATTGTTAACTGATTCAGTTCAAGTTTACTTGTTTGATTCTGTAAATGATATTGCAGTAGCCGTAATCGGAACAAAGTATTATGCTGGAGCTTCTAATTCTGCTACACCAGTAGCTTAATTACTTTTAAATTGAGATAAAAAGGTGTAATGTAATAGTTACACCTTTTTTTTTTAAATTTGTTTAACTTTAAAAATCAAAAAGATGAAAATATTTAATGTAATTATTTCAGGAACAGACGAACAATGGTTTTGTAGTTTATCAAGAGAAGAAAAAATAGAGTGGATAATTAATAATACAAATCAAGGGAATCCTTTTTTAATTGAAACTTTTTTAGACAGTAAAAAGAAAGGTGCTGATTGTGGATGTGGTTGTGGCGGAGAAAAAGAAGTAACAAAAAAAATAATGGTTTCAAAACTAAAAAGCCCTAAAAGAAAAAAATAATGGCAATTTCTGCACTTGAATATACTAAAAGACTAACAACCGTTAGTTCATTAAGTAGTATGCAAAATATTACTAAACAACTTATTGATGAAAATGAGGGGTATTTGATAGAAATGAAAGAAGAAGAATATAAAGTTGGTAATATTTATTCAAGTGGGGAAAGAGCGTATTATTCAAATAAAAGCAAATATTATGTAAGTGGAGATGAATTATATAGTGTATTTAAGCATAAATTAAACCCATTAGCGGGAGATGGAATTGTAGATTTAATCTTAACGGGTTCATTTGTAAATTCATTTATATTAGTTCCTAAAAATAATGGTCGCTTTTTATTAGACAATACAAATTATAAAAAAAACAAATTGATTGCGCAGTATGATAATGGTAATAGCAGTATTATGAATATTAAACAATCAACTTTTGTAATGTTCCAAGTCAAATATATTTACCCAATTTTCACTAAACGATTAAAACAAATAGCAAACATAGGATAGATGCCAAAATACCATAACATTGAAACAATTCCAGCAAAGGTTTTTTTTGATATTTTAAAAACAAAAAACTATCAATTGTTAAAACCAAAACCAAGTGAACAAGGTTTAGAAGAAATATTTGTAGAGATTTACGATGAGTATTATTTAAAAAGCGAAAATCCTAAAGCGAAAGAGTTTTTAGAATTAAAAAATAACGTTTTAATTATACAAGCCAAAATAAGCGTTATAACAAAGACTTTATTGTTTTTGTATAATACTGAACTAACAAAAGAAACGTTTGAAGAAACATTATCTAATTTAAGCCAAATAGGTATTTTTATTAATAAATCGAATGGTAAGTTAGATGAGATAGACAGAATTTTATCAATTGAGATAGGAATATTAAAAAATGACTTAAATTTCTATTTAATGGAATTAGAATCATTAGAAAGCACGTCGAGTAAAGATGTTTTTGATTTTTACGAAAGTTTAGTTTCATTAGAGAATATTCACGAAAGAACATTAGAAGAAAAGTTATCATTAGCAAAATACATTCAGTACGAAAAACTTGCCAAACGAAAAATAGAAATGCAAAAACAATCTAAAATAAAATAATCATGGCTAACGAGTTCATAGAAATTTTAAGTCCAACAGCTCTTCAAAGCGTTATAGAGTTAAATTCGCAATTACAAGCAACTGTTAAGTTAGTTAATGAAGTGGGTGCTGGAATGACTAAAATAACTCCAAGTGCTTCCGATGCTAATATCAAAAAGTTAACTGCTGCGAATGAAGCGTATAATAAGTCTTTAACAAAATCACAAGTTTTATTAGACAAAGAAAAAATATCTGCAAATCAAGTAGAAGCATCTAATTTGAGATTAGAAGCACAAAAAAATAAATCTATTGAATCAACGAATAGACAAGTATTAGCAAATCAAAGATTAAATTCAGCATATAATCAATTAAACCGAGCAAGAACAGAAGCCAAAAATAAACTTCGTGATTTAATTTCTGCTGAAAATGCCTCAACAAGTGCGGTAAAAAAAGCACAAAGAGAATTTGATATATTAGACCAAAAAGTAAGAAAGGCAGACAAGGCAGTAGGCGATATGTCTAAAAATGTGGGTAATTATAAATCTGCATTTGGAGGGCTTTCATCTTTAATGGGTGCTTTCGGAATAGGAACAGGAGTATATTTATTTGCACAAGTGGCAAAAGATGTATTTCAAACTACAAGAGAGTTACAGTCGTTAGATTTAGCCTTAAAAAATGTTTCAGGAAGTTCAGAAGCATTTGCAAAAAACCAAGCCTTTTTATCATCATTGGCAGAACAGTATGGTGTTGAAATAAAAAGTTTAACTAAAAACTACACCGATTTCCTTGCCGCTGCAAAAGGAATTATCAGTCAAGAAAAGATTGATGATATTTTTACAAGTGTATCTAAATCTGCTGCTGCAATGGGATTATCTGTTGAGAGTACAGATAGTGCGTTTCTTGCATTAGAGCAAATGATGTCTAAAGGTACTATTCAAGCAGAGGAATTAAAGAAACAATTAGGTAATGCTTTGCCTGGTGCTATGCGTGCAGCTGCAATGGCATATATGGAATTGCATCCACAAATTACATCTGTTCAAAAAGCAGAAGCGTTGTTAATGAAAGAGATGAAAGCGGGTGCTATTGATTCAGCAACCTATATTCCTTTAATTGTAAAAAACTTCGAGAAATTATATGGTATAGAAAACGTAAATAGAATCGATACTTTAAATGGTTCTGTAAATAGATTGTCTAATGCATGGACTGATTTAGTAAGAACAGTAAATGAATCACCTACGAACGGTTTAGGAATGTTTTTTACTATTGCTATAAGCGGATTAACTGACATTGTAAATCTTATTGCAAAAGCAACATCTGGTTGGGAAACTTTAAGAGGTAAAGCTAAACTAAAAGGTACAAATGAAGGTAAAGATGAATTTAAAGAAAAATTAAAAGATGCTTTAAGCGGTAGTTTAACTGATGATGAGGTAAATAAAATAAAGAAACGCCTTGAAGAAATAAAAAAAGAAATATATGCTGCGGCTACAAGTGGCAAAAGTACAGATTCATTAAATTTGGAAAAGTCTCAACTCTCAAATATGTTATTTGTAAATAAATCTACAAATGCTGAATCAGCAGCGAAAAAAATAGGTGATGAAGCAAGAAAACAACTAAAACTAACACAAGATGAATTGACAAAATATAAAACTCAATTAGCAGAAATAGACACTGGTGGATTTTCAAGTTTTTTAGGTGCAGATAATATTGACTTTATAAATAATAAAATTGTTGAACTCACAAAAGAATTAGCAAAACAAGCGTCTATTGTTAAAGAATCTAAAGCTAATTTTGGTATAAATACAAAGCCAACAGATAATAATGAAACCGAAGAACAACGTAAAAAACGGGAAAAAGAAGAGCAAGCAGCAAGAGATAAAGCATTGAAATCGGCACAAGATGAGATAAAAAAACTTTTAGAATTGCGTATTTTAAAAAGAGAAATACAAAAACAAGGTAATGATGAATTACTTTATGAACAAGCATTATATCTCAAGAAAAGAATTGACTTAACAAATGAGAATTATGATTTAGATAAAAAGACTATTGAGGATAAAAGAAAAACTGAATTATCAATGCTTAAAGAAGGAACTACTGAATATAAAATAGTTCAAGAAAAGTATCGTCTTGAAGAAATGAAGTTAGATTTTGACCATAAAAATAACTTACTAAAACAACTTGATGATTTTTATAAAGAACAACAAGACATAAGAGAAAAGTATGAAGGAGAAGGATTAAAGGTTGATATGGAAGGGTTAGGTATAACTAAACAAGCCTTTGGAGACAAACAAGATAAAGAAAAAGCAGACGAAGAAGCAAAAGCAAAGGCAAAACTTGAAGCTACAAAACAATACATACAATCATTTATAGATTCTTTTGCTTCTGACGCAGGATTATCAAGTCTTTTTGAAACACTCCAAATGAAAACTGATGATTGGAGTGATAATTATATTGAAAACACTCAAAGAATAATGGAAGGAGTACAAGAAATGTACAATTTCATTACAAAATTAAGTCAAGAAAATTTTGATGCTGAATACGATAGATTAAAAAAACAAAAAGAAGTGTCGTTAAAGTTTGCAGGTCAAAGCGAGGAAGCCAAAAACAAAATAGAAGAAGAATATGAAAGCAGACGTAGAGCAATAGCGTTAAGAGAATCTAAAGCCAAAAAACAACAAGCTATATTTAATATCGCTATTGATACGGCTCAAGCTGTTATGGCTACTTTAGGAAAAACTGGTTTTGCTGGTACACCTTTAGCAATTATTATAGCGGCTATTGGAGCAGCACAAATAGCAGCAGTATCAGCGCAAAAAATACCTGAATATTGGAAAGGTACAGATAGCGCAGTTGGCGGTTTAGCTTATACTCAAGAGCGTGGTGCAGAGATTATTACCGATAAACACGGTAAAGTAAAAACTTTTGGTAGTACAAAAGGAGCGCAATTGACTATGATGGAAAAAGGTGATAAGGTTTATACTGCACAAGAAAGCCAAATGATGTTTGATAATGAACTTAACGGTATTCTTACTAATAATGGAATCTCTAATAAAAAAGTAAATGTAAATAATGGAATGACAGCAGGTCAAATGGACATGGTTTTAACTAAACATTTTGCAAACATTCAAACAAATCATATTTCAATTGATAGAAACGGAATACATAATTACGCTTCAAAAGCAGGAAACATTACAAGAGAAATAAGTAATAGAGCAAATGGAAAAGGCTTAAACGTATAGATATGAACACATATTTTTTAGAATTTACAAGCGATAGTTTAGGCAGAGTACAAATTGATGAGCCTATAGGATTTAATGCCTTAAATTGGGTTTTATCAAGAGGTGATAATATGTATGCTCGTGATGTGTCATTTAATTCAGGTGAGTTTGAATTAGAATTTGTAGATCAAAGGAATCACGCAATAGAAAACTTATTGTACTATTTACATTATTATGGTTATAATGCAAAAGTTAGATTAATTCTAAATATTGATGGAGATGATAATGTTTTAGGTGATTTAGATTTTACAAAATCATCAACAGACGACTTGACTTATTTAAAATTAAAGATAATTCAAGACAGCGATTTGCAAATAATAAAAAGGAGAAATGATATTAAGGTTAATTTAAAATCTGATAAAAGTTTAGACGGAATAACAATATCTCCTTTAGTTCCTCAAAACGTATTAGTTTACGCAAAGCCAACCTATCAAACATCTGTATGGGAACAACCAACCCCATACTCTAATACGATGAATACTAAAGATAATTACAGAGCCTATGCTGTAAATCCTTGTGTAAACATAACACAATCTGATATAAAAGATACTTTAACTTTTTTTGATATTGAAACAAACAACCCATCTTCATTTTTAGTAATAAGAGCGGTTGACAATATGAAAAATATTTCTATATCAATAGAAGATGTTTCAATATCATTATATGCTTACTTTACTGGCGCTGGAGCAGGAACTCCACACGGTAAAGTTTATTTTAACTTCTCAATAGGTTATCAAAACCCAACAGACCCAACTCCAACAAGAATTGATTTAGAAACAGCAACATTAAATAAAACAGAGAGCTTCTCTATAACGAATAAAGATTATAATATCACTATTGATTCTTTACAAAGAGGGGGGCTGATATTTATATATAATTATGTGATATTAGAAAATAATTCACTACCAAGCCCTACAAGAAAATGGAATTGCGATGCGAATATATCTATTTTAAAAACAACGATTACAAGTGAAAATACAGCATATAATACGGTTACAAAAGCTTTTAGATTTATAGATGTTGCAAGATATGTTATAAATTCTATTTCAGGCAAATCATTAACAGCCCCATCTTATGATACAGGAAGCGATTATTATAGCACATTTATAACAAATGGAGATTTATTAAGAGGGCTTGATACAAATCCTTTTACTTTAAGTTTAGAGGATATTAAAAAATCAGCATTAACTGAAAGCAATGGAGATATTGAAGTAAATGATACTGTTTTTATGGGTATGTATAAAGAATTTTATAATCCAACAGAAATATGGTTTTTTGACAATAAGCAGTTTTCACAAACAGTAAAAAAGTTTAATGAGAAATACGCTATTAATCAGTTTAATTACAAATATGATAAATACCAATCTCAAAAAGAAAATGAAGTAGGAAATACATACGATGTTATTCACGGTGAAAATGAAAATGTACTTAACTCTAAATTTGTTGAAAATAAAAAAGAAGTAAAGATACAATGGATAAGAGATGCTTTTATGATTTCAGAAGCGCAACAAAAAGCATACGTTGTATCTAAATCAACAGCAACTCAAAATGATGATGACATATACGCAATTGATACTTCGCTATTGGTTGGAAGTGAGATTTTCAATGAAACTACTATTTTAAACCATTGGTATGATGAGGTTAACAATAGATTAAGTTTAAGAAATGATGCGAGTATAAATTTTATCTTATTAGGAATTGTTGTTGGTAGCAGTTTTATCATAAAACCAAACGACAATAACGCTGGTAATTATACGGTATTTTCTGTAAAAGAAACAGAATTAATCTTAACACCTATAGCTTTGGTTATTGGAAGTAATAATAATGGAGTACGCTCAACGAAATACTCATATGCAATAAGTTCATCATATTGCCCTTATAAATCATACACAAACGAGGGTTTTACTGCTATAACTAATTTAAAAGCTGGTGATAAGTATGCTAATTTGAGGTATTCATTAAAAAGAAACATTCTAAATTATTATAGTGAATATTTAGCGACGGCTAATATTTACAATAGAAATGTACCAATAAAAAGCACTTTTTATAAAAATAATCCGAACTGCATTACTACTTATTTAGGAAATACAGTAAAAGAAGAAGATGAGTTTAGTCCAACAAATCAAATATTGACACCGATGATTTATGACAACATGATTTTTTCAAATATAGAGTTTGATGATTTCATAACGATTCAAAACAAGGTAAGGACAGAAAGAGGTTTTATATCAACACTCGATAATAAAGGAAACATAATAAAAATATTCCCAACAGAGTTAAGTTATAATGATTTAGAAAAAGAATTAACTATATCCGGAGAAGAAAAATTCCAACAAGCCTATATGACAATAGAGCAAAATAGCGGAATTATAATTATAAATAACGAAACTTATGTTTTGTCGATAAACTATACAATTACTGAAAATTATTATATTAATATATTTTCAGATACAAATAGAAGGTTGTATAATGCAGTATTTTGGGATAAAGTTTCAATAAATGGGGCGACTGCATCAAATATTATGGAATTAAAAGGATGGTTAGATTTAATTTTGTAAATTTACACGTTTAGAGTTTGGTTAGTTGATTCAAAAGCCTGAAAAGTATATCTTTTTGGGTTTTTGTTTTTTAGTTTAAATTTATTTGTATTTTTGGTTAAAATTTAATATTATGATTGCGCCAATTATCAATTTATATAAAACAAAAGAGGAAGCATTTTACTTTAAAGATAGTTGGATGAATCAATTTTATCGTTTTAAAGGCATACAATTAATGCCTAATAGCGAATATAAATACATTCAAGCTACAAATACACCAAATGGCGGAATTGAATTAGAAGATTGGACTGTTAATTTGGTTGATTTATGTACTGAAACAAAAACAGATATTACGGATAGTTTTTTAGTTGAAGCATTAATAAATTCGGACAATGGCGACCATCAAATAGTTTGGAGTTTGCTTAACGTGCCTTTAGATAATAAAATGAATTTAGTGTATTTAGAAGTTACCCAAACAGTAGGGGAAACATTCTACTCAAATCCATTCTTAATGACTGAATTACAAAAAGAAAAAACTACACTATTCCATTATAAAGAAAATAAATATGATTGGTATCAATCAATTCAAATGCAAACTTGGTATAGACAGCCGAGTAATATTACTGACTTAACAACTTATTATGAAACTTCTACAAAAAATACAGTATCGAAAGCTATAAAAACTAATTTTTTAGAAATTTATGGTACTGAAAATATGAATATAGACACTTTAATCCAACTTTCAAGTGTGTTGTATTGTCCTTATTTATATGTGAATTTAATAAGAGGTTATATTTATAAAGCAATTGAAATTCCTACATTAAAAGCGAGAGAAGCATTCGGTGATATTACTTACTCTATTTCGCCAAATAAAAATGATGTTTTAGATTTAGAAAATTTCCAACCTCCAAGTAATATAATTTCAGTAACTTCAATAACTGTAAAAGTAACACCTAATAGAAACCCTTCAAACGGATATGAATTAAGAGTGTTTGTAGAGTTTGATTATTTATTAGACTTCATAACGCCCGATTTAGGAAATACAATAGTAAAAATATTAACATTTGACAATGTACCTTTCACGAATATATATAATCCGCTTAAAATAACGATGCGTTCAGACTATATAACAACAGATATTATAGAAAATACAATGACTATAGGGCAATTAAAAATAGTTATGCAAAACGGAATAAATGAACAAGTTTATTATACTGCAAACGCAAATATTAGTTTTAATGCAACAGAAATATCAAATAGTACACCTAAAGATGTTATATTAAATATAATTTAGTAATTTTGAACAAAAGAGGAAAAACCCTCCTATTGAAAAACATAGGGAAAATAAAAGAATATGGCACAATCATTATTAATTACTAAACAATCAGGAGATTTTTTCAGCCTTGACTTAACTGTTGATGCGGTAGTTTATCCACAAGTTATAAGCGACCAAAATAGGATTTTAATTCGTGGAACTTTATGCGATTTTAAAACTGCAAATGGAGCAAATATTATAAAAAAACAAAATATTGATGTTACAGAAATTACTCTAATTGATTCAGGAACATTTACTTTTTCTTCATCTTTTGAATTGCTTATAAAATTAAAAAGCGTTGGTTTTTTTGATGGATTAAGCTCTGGTAGTGGTGGCGGAAGCGGAGCTGATAGATTTGATAACCTAATTGACACTTTTAAATATATAGGCAATAACGGTTATGTACCAGTTGTAAACACTTCGCAACAAAAATTAGTTGCTACTCCTTTTTATAATTACCGTACTTTTTTAGATTTAGAAGATACACCAAGCGCATTTACACCAAACAAAATAGTAGTTGTAAATTCAAGCGGTACAGGTTTAATATTCATTGACCAACCCGAAACACCTGAAACATTTTTAAATGCCTATGGATGGCTTTATTACGAAGATGATTTAACTAAAACAACACCTATAAGCGTATCCGCTGACACATCTACATTATTAACAAATGATGGAGAGGGTTCTGAAACAAATTTAACATTTAATCCTTATTCTGTAACAGGTGTTTTTAATGTAGGTACAGGACAAATGTATTTTGGACAGTTATCAAGTGGCGATATGGTAAAATATAGAGTTGCTTTAAAGATAACTACTCTATCGGTTGATACTCAATATTCAATAAGATTAAGAGCAGGAATAGGAAGTGGAAATGAAAAAATATATGATGTTTTTTCTGATTTTCAAGAAGATATTGAAACCTTTAACAGAACAGTATTTAATGAGGTTTTTATAGAAGATGATTTAATTGACTATCCATCACAATTTGAAATACTATCTAACAAAGCTATAGAAGTTGAGGTAGGAGGATTTCTTTTTGATATATTGAGAAAAGGGATAAATATTGTTGATGTCGAAAGTCCTGACCACAATGATTTAACAGGATTAAATGTTGGAGATTATTTACACTTCACAAGTGCTGAAAAAATAAGTGCTTTAAATAGACTTGAAAGCGTAGTTGCTGGAACTAACATAACTATTGACGATACAGACCCATTAAATCCAATTATTAATTCAAGTGGTGGAGGGGGTGACCAAGATAACAAAGAAAATATCTACACAGTTACTCTTTCAGATATTGGAGCTGCAGATTTTAATGATGATGTTCAGGATAAACTAATGACATACATTCAAGCTAATCCATTACTATTTCCAGATAGAGTGACAGATGGAATATATAGTTATGAAGTTGTAGAAGGCTCTCCAGAAATACCTGGCGGACTTTACATAGAAACCTCAGATATAGTAGCTTTTGAAACTGACAATGGATTTGACGTAACTGATGTAGCTGAATGGAATACATTATTTAGCTCTACTTTTTCTTCTGTAGAAGTGACAGGTGATAATATTGCATTACTTGGCACGGATGCTATAAGTTCTATTTTTGGAACGTTTGGAAGCAGTCTTACAAAATTAACAACATACGGACAATCTACTTTTAGTTTTTGTACCCTTAGTGGTTCTACTTTAACTATTGCTCCAGCATTTTATGGATCAAATGAAATTGAAGTGTTACAAATTTATACTAATAACATTTCTGAGATTGTAGGAGATGAATTAAATGGTAAAACATCACTAGCAGCGTTGGGATTGGCTGAAAATAACTTGACTATTACAGAATTGAATAAATGGACAGATTGGGCTACAAATGAAGCTCCTGACGATGGAAATATTGTCATTACAGATAATGCAGAAGATTTATCAACATCAACAACTGTTATAGCTTTAGAAGCTAAAGGTTGGACCGTTACAAATTAACATCATGAAAAGACAAGTATATAAATTAAAAAATAAAGGTGCTGGAAATTATACTGGATTAACTGGTAGTGATTTAAAGTTGTTTGTTGACGAAACTGTTGAATCCACTAACAAAGAATTAACTGAAATTATTATTGCAGGCGAAAATTTAATAAGTGGTGATTTAGTTTATTTAGAATCAGATGGGAAATGGTGGAAAGCAGATAATTTAGATGTTGCTAAATCAAGTTCTGAATTGAGAATAGCTACCACAACAATAATTGCTGATGCTACAGGTAATTCTTTAATAAAAGGACAATTCACTACTACAGGGCTAACTGTAGGCGAAATATATCACGTAGGAACGGATGGAGGAATTATTGATACTGTTCCAGAAACAGAAGGCATTATTGAGAGATATGTAGGAACAGCTTTAACAACAACAATTTTAGAGTTTAATCCTGACGAATCTTATATTGAAGTAACTTTAATAAATCCAATTACCACACCTCCTGGTTCTCTTTTAAGATTTGATAATTCTGAAAGTTCTGCCTATGTTTCATCAACAACATCAGAAACTATTATAGATAAAAGTTTGTCAATACCAGCTAATACTTTTGTTCCCGATCAAAGATGGGATTTTTTAGCCTTAATGGATCGATTTATTAATGTTGGAAGTTGTGTTTTGAAACTATATACTAATACTTCACTATCAACATCAGGAGCTACACTTTTAGGTCAATATACAATTCCTGCAAGCGAAAGAAGGAGTCCTTTTAAAAGAACAATTGTTACAAAATCTGGAAATGTTCAAGTATTTAATACTTCTACAAGCAGTATTAATGATGATTTAGGTTCAAATTCTATCTCTGGTGTAGTTGTAAATTTTACGATAGATAGATATATTTTTTTAACAGCAACGCCTTCTGATTCTGGTGATGCTATACAATCTGTTTCTATTCAATTATTACAAAGATAAAAAAATGGCAAAGTATATAAAAAAAATAAACGGAATAACTGTAGTAGCCAATGGGACTGAAACAACAGCCACTTTAGGAGCAACGATAAACGGAGCATCAGCAGCAACACCAAATGATTCTGATTTAGTTACAACAGTTGAAAGTTCTGTTGTTAAAAAAATAACTTGGACAAATGTTAAGGCATTCCTTAAAACTTATTTTGATACTTTATATCAAACTATTTTAATTTCAGGGACAAATATTAAAACTATAAATGGAAATAGCGTTTTAGGCAGTGGAGATTTAGTGATAAGCGGTGGCATTGTTAGAAGCATATTAGCAGGTCAATCGGGTTCAGTTTCAGCAGGTGCAACAGCAAATACTGACTATGTTTATATTTTCACTGCAAGTGGTACTTTGACTTTACCAACAGCAGTAAGCAACACTAATTTATACACTGTTAAAAATAGTTCAGCAGTAAACATAAACGTAATATTTACAAGCGGTCAAAATGCGGACGGAACAACGGACATTACTATAATTCCAAACCAATCATTAACATTCATTTCAGATAATACTAATTATATAATATCATAATCATGGCATATACACCACCTTTAATAATCAGTAAAATACCAGCAGACGATACTACATCAGATGCTACACCAATCAGAGCGCTACCTCAAAGTGTTGACAGAATTAGTTTTGCTAAAGCCGTTTCAGGGGGCATCGATACTGATTGGGGCGCAATTGTCGGCTCTATCGGTTCAGGAATGGCAGTCAACCAAACAGGAGGAAATTTAGTTGTTACAACAGGTACGACTGCTCGAAGTGAAACTATCATCCGTTCAGCCAAAGAGTATGAAGGTGGCATACGTTTAAGAGCAAGAAGCGCCCTATCACAAAGAATTGTAAATCAGAACTTCTTTGTTGAGTTAGTGGATGTTGTTGGTGATGGATTGGCTTATGCTATTTCATCAGCCACCGTTATGGTTGTTACTTTCACGGGTTCACACGGCTTTACTTCGGCAAACGTTGGACAATCTATGTATTTAGGAGGCTTTTCAGGTACAGGAACATTCTTATCGGGTCGTTACGTTATTGCATCAGTTTCAGGAAATGACATAACTTTTACCGTTTCAGGTTTCGCAGTAGGGACAGGAACTTGCTCGGCTTTTGGTTGGAATTATTACCAATTGCAATATCAAGGGACAACTGCAACGGCAGTAAACTATGACACGCAAAGAAAAGGTTATGCCACAGGAGCAACCGCAGCGACAATTAATACAACCGCGTCTCAGGGACATTTAGCGATTGTTACAGGTAATGATATGGTGTCTACATTTGCAGACCAATTAGTTGCAACAGGAACAACAATAAAGCAAACAATAAGAGCCACAAGGGATGAAAATGTACCCGATGATGCTACTTTAAGATTGCAGATTAGAATTGCAAACGGCTCGACTGCTCCTGCAAGTACAACTACTTGGACATTAGGAATGGTTGCCGTTAGTAACTATGCTAATCAAGATGTAAGCATTCAGGATGTTAGACCTATGGGGGTTGAAAATGGTTTACCAGTTGAGATATTACGTACTGTATCAACTGCGGTAACTGGAACGGTTACAGCTACAATCGCAGCGGGAGCTTCAACAATTGCAAAGGCAGAAGATGCAGCACACGCATCGGGGGATGTAGGTATAATGTCGCTCGGTGTTAGATACGAATCATTAACTGCTCCTTGCGCTGCTAACGATTATGGGTTTGTTCAGGTTGATGATTTAGGCAAAACCGTAACAATGCCTTATGCACCAACCGTTAACCACATACAAGGCACAACGGCAGCAATTACCAATACAAGTGATACGGCAGTTATAACAGCAGGAGCAGCGGGTGTAAGAAATTATATAACTTCGATAACAGTTGCTAATAGTTCAGCGGTGGCTTCTGTTGTAGAATTAAAAGACGGCTCAACAGTCATTTGGAGAGGTTATGCTCCTGCAACAAATCAAATAAGTATTAATTTTCCAACACCATTAAAAGGAACGTATGCAACGGCTATAAATGTGGCAATGCTGACAACAGCAACAAACACATATGTTACTTGTACTGGCTTTAGAGCATTATAGAAATTATGGCAACAAATATCAACATAGAAAAAGGAGAAAGCGTATCGATTGCGTTTGAAATCAACGGAATTGCTTTAGTCGATTTACTTGACTTTGTCGTTTACGTAGGCGATTGGAAATTCTCATTAGGTACAAGTACAATCGAACAAGCTTCAAATTTGTTTACGGTACGGTTAAACTCAAATCTTACCACAAAGCAAATCGGGATGAAGTCTATTTCATTTGCTATTGTTACTGATTTTTTAGGAGTTTATAAAGAGGACAAAATCGGATATTTAAGTATTAGAGATACAAATGAGCGTACTGTTTTAGATGAAGTTTCACAGTTTGTAGTTGCTACTTTTGTGATAGATGTAAATTCAAGTACGGTAACTACAAATCCAATTTTAGAGAATATTTATAAAGGTGCTGATGGGTCTGCTGTTGATGCCACACCAACAACCAAAGGAATTACTAAATTGTTTGACACCGTTGCAAACGACCCGACAGGCGCACCAAATAGTCAAGCGGTGTTTGATGAGTTGGCTTTAAAGGCTAATACTCCATTATTGGTAACTAATGCATCTGTATCAGGAACTTATAATATAAACTGGAGTAAAGATACTTGGGATTTGATATTAACAGGAATTACAACTTTAACAGAAACTAATCTGCCAATATCAGGAACTAATACAAAAACTATTTCATTGTATGTTACAGGAAATTTTGCTTTGACTTATCCAGCAGGATGGGGTACAAAAATGTTTGGTACTTATAATGGCACGATATTAAATCAAATAGTGGTTGAGTTTAGAAGTACAAGTAATTATTGGGTTACAATTAATAATTAAGGCTATGAGTAGTAAGAAAATGCTTTTTAGCAAGTTGAATAAAAGCAATGCTTTTATAATGACTATCAACACTAACTTAGGTGTTGGTGCAAGCATGACATTCCCTACATTTGGAGGTGGACAATTGTTTGATATTGATTGGGGAGATGGAAATTTCGATACAGCGCAAACAACAAGTATTACTCATACATATGCATCACACGGAATATACCAATTAAAAGTTACAGGTATTTTATATAGAGTTTATTTTAATATAGGTGGAGATAAAGACAAAGTAGTATCAATAGATAATTGGGGAATTCATCAATGGATCGATATGACAAGAGCTTTTGCAGGTTGTTCAAATTTAGTTTATAATGCAACAGACGTTCCTAATTTATCTATATGTACAAATATTAGACAAATGTTTAATCTTTGTCCACTATTTAATGGGGCAATTGGGAATTGGGATGTAAGTAATATTAATAATATGTTCAATGCTTTAAGAGGGTGTACAAGCTTTAATCAAAATCTTGGAAGTTGGAATATGGCTAATGTAAATAACACCAGTAATTTTCTTGCAGATATAGGAGGTTCTATGTCTACTACTAATTATGACGCATTATTAAACGGGTGGGCATCTCAAATATTACAAGTAGGAAATTCATTAACAGTTTCAGGAACACAATACAGTGTTGCTGGAGCAGCAGCAAGAGCATATATAATATCAACATATGGTTGGACAATATCAGACGCAGGATTAGCGCCTTAAAATTATGAAAACAAATATATCAGATTTACAAAAGACTTATACTTCAATTCCTGAAACATGGGTAATAAATGGAGTTAGGACAGATGGGTACAACACGCTAACAGCTAATCATTTTAATGATGGTTGGAGAGATGTAGTAGAGCCTACACTTACAAGTACTCAAAAATATGGAGTTATTATTTTAACGAATGATATTGCTTCTTACAGCGTTGTTGAAAAGTCAGATTTAGAGTTACAAAATGAAGTTTTGAACAATTACAACATAAGCAATTCAGAAGCTATTTTAAAAGCGCAAACAGATGCAGTTGTAAACCAAGCTCAAACTTTGACAGATACAGATGCCTTAAACAACAAAGACATTTATCCTTTATGGAAGTCAGGAATTGCGGTTAAAGTTGGAGAAAAATACAATGCCTTTAGCGGTACAGATTTGAAATTGTACAAAGTTAATCAAGCGCATACAACACAGGATAATTGGCAACCGAGTGTTACACAAGCATTGTTTACCGAAATTGCTCCAGCGGGTACTATTCCGAAATGGAAGCAACCAACAGGAGCACAAGATGCTTATGCAATAGGTGATAAAGTATATTATGTAGAAATTGGCGAACAAATTTGGCAAAGTAAAATAGCTGCAAACACCACAGTACCAAATGGTGACATTCCGTTTAACCGTTATTGGCAACCTTTATAATTATGAAAGACTTTAAAAACTATTTTTACTGGTTCAAAATAATGAACAAAGAGATTGCAACTCAATTGTGGCAAGGCAACTTCTCATATAGCCGTTGGCATTTACATATCATTGGAGCGTTCTTTTTTGTAGCGATTCAAACTACTTTAGGACTTCTAAATATTCCACCTTTTAAATATGTGATTGAGGCTAATTTAGCGACATCATTATTTGTACAAATGTTAGGAGGTTATATTATTGGTTTTTTGGTTGAATTTGCCGAGAAAATGTATCAACGTAAAAGTCTTATTAATCCAAAAGGATTAGGAATGGTGCATTTAAACCACGCTGATAAGTTAGACGCTATGCTTACAACTTATGCGTGTTGGTTCTTTTCTATAATAATTACAACAACTATAAAATTTTCGTTCTTACCAGTATTTTTAGCAGTATTAGGAGTGATTTTGATACTTGCTTTTTATCAAATTTTTAGCAGAAAACAATAATATTAAAAGCCACGTAGAAAATGGAAGCGGAAGAAAAAGCATCTTGGAAGGACATTAATTTTACAACAATTTGCTTTGTAATTTTTGCCTTTGCATTTGCTTTTTTGAATAAATAAAATATAAACAAAACGAAACGATGACAGCAGAGGAAAAAACACGATTTGAAAAAATGGAAAACAGCGTTGAGCAAATTGGTCTTGATGTGGCAGAAATTAAATCAGCTCTATTAGGAAATAAATTATCAGGAGAAAAGGGATTAACAGGTCAGATAGAAACCCTAAAAAAGAAAATTGACGATGTTGAAACAGAATTAAAAGACTTGCGAGAAACAAGAACAGAAAATAATACCTATGTGTTAATTATTAAATTCCTTTTAGCTGCTGTTGTTTTAGGCGTAATTAATTATTTTTTTAATATGAAATAAAATGGCAAAAGATAACTACTGGTCAGCAAGAAAGTTTATTGATGACACACTAAAAGAAGCAGACGGCAAATGGTCAATGAAGCGCATTTGTATAGCAATTGCTTTTCCTTATGTTTTAGGACTTGGAATTTACATTGTTTTATCTGACAGAATTTTAATTGAAAAAGTTGTCAATCCTTTTGCAATGCAAGTTTTTGACAGTGTTTGGATATTCATAGGCGTAGGTTTAGGAATGACAGTTTGGGCAAATATTAAAAAAGAAAGTACACCAACGCAAACCGATATTTGTCCGAATTGCGGAAATAGTAATCAACCCTTAATAGAATAGTTATGCTGCACGAAAAATATAAATCATTACTAAATTATTATCACATTAACACACCTTTGAGAGTGGCTCACTTCTTTGGGCAGTTAGAACATGAGAGTAATCTAAAGCCAATTAGTGAGAATTTAAACTACTCCCCGCAAGCCTTATCGAGAGTTTTTAAAAAACACTTCCCTACTGTTGAACTTGTAAATAAGTATGCTAATAAGCCACAAATGATTGCTAATCGTGTTTATGCTAATCGTATGGGTAACGGAAATGAAGCAAGTGGAGAGGGTTGGAAATACAGAGGTAGAGGGTTTATTCAATTGACAGGTAAGGAAAATTATAGTTTATTATCTAAAGATACAAGAATTGATTTTGTAAATAATCCTGACTTCTTACTCCAAGAAGCTAACGCTATGATTGCTGCTTGTTGGTTTTGGAATAAAAGAAAACTAAATGCATTAGCCGATGCTGATGATGTTCAAATGATAACATTGCGTATAAATGGAGGTGCAAATAGTTTGGAAGAAAGAATTAAACTTACTCAAAAATGGAAGAAAATATTAACCGAAAAGGAATAAAATCTTTAATCATAGCAATAATTTTAATCATTATAATTTATGCCACAAATAGATATATTATCAATTAAAATACCTGAATGGGTAAAATGGTCAGGATGGGTAGCTTTCGCTGTTTTAATTCTATTCTTAAAATCTTGCGAGGGCAAAACAATTCAAACGGCTACCGTTGTAGTTCCTGAAATTAAAGGTAAATTTGAAAGCAAGAAACCAGATCACACACAAATAGCAAAAGACGATGTTGTTAAAAAAGGCGATAATGTGTATATTGAAAATCCAATAAACGAAAAGCTATTGACTGAAAATGAACTATTGCAAAAAGATTTTTTTGAAGCCGATTCTTTGAACAAAGTTTTAATGTACGAAAAAGCCATTCAATTAAATGCTTTTTCTTCTGATTTTGATGACGAATTTTTAAAATTAAATGTGTCTGGAGTTGTACGTGGTGAAGTTCAAGAAATAACGCCAAGCTATACTATTAAAGAGCGAAAAGTTACAACTGAAATAAAATGTAAGGAAACAGTATTTCGTTTGTTAGGAGGCGCAGAAATAGGCAACAATTTACAATTTAACGACTTCACCGTAAAAGGAAATTTAATGTTTCAAAATAAAAGCGGAGGTATATTCTCGGCTTCTTATGATACTAATAAAACTATTTATGTAGGCTATAACTTTAGTTTGATTGATTTGAAACATTAAAACGGACAATATTCTTTTTTTGGCTTCGGAATTAAATCAGCATACTCACGTTTAATTTTTTCGGCTATTGCGTCACGGATGAATTTGCCAACGTCAATGTTGTAGGTTTTCATTTTTTGAAGCGTTTTTAACTGTGTTTCCGAAATTCGTACAACCTTTGTTTTGGTTAGATTATCTCTTTTTTTTGATGTTGGTAATTCTTCGTTATTATTAAAGGCTTTTAAGTATTCCTGATAACAATTAGACGCATCTAACTCATTATCAAACAAACCTAAAAATTTTAAACTGCCGTCTATATTTATATTAGACCTCCATTTTTTCATTTGCTTATCCCAACATACCCCAATATATTTAGAACTTTTTTCTTTTTTATCTTTAGAACAATTATCTCTTTGGCTAATTAGTTGTAAATTTTCTAATTTATTATTTAAAGAATTATTGTCTATATGGTCTACAATTGTTTTATGAGTTCCATCAGGTTTATGATTAAGAAATGAAATAGCCATTAAAGAATGCACCGCACACGATTTTGTTTTACTGTTGACACACAAAACCACATAAAAGTATCCTTTTTTATTTTTACATTGTTTTAGTATTCTGTCTTTTGTATTATAACCATTACCACTTTTTACAAATCTACCTAAACTTTTTACATTCCCTAAATTAGATATTTTATAAACACCCTCATAATTAGGTATGTCAATCCATTTTTCTTTTTCCATAATTTCGTATTTTATAGTGCGAATATACAAAAAAATATTATAATTTCATAATTGTAATACTTTTATAGCTGTTAGTAACGAGTTAGCAGTAATACTACCTAATCGTTGAACCATCGAATTATTGGCTCTCCATTAAATCCTTTTTCCCAAACAAACCAACAATAAGTTGATGCGTTACCTGTTGCGTTTTCAAAATCTCCATTTTTTGCACATCTTATATTTCTTGATGCAACATAAATGATTTTTGGTGGATATGTTTTAAATATCTTTCTTCTTGCAACTCCTTCTAAAAATTGTATTCTTAAAAGCATTGCTAATTTTCTCCCATCAAACATTATATCCATTGCTTTTAGTAAAAATTCATTTGCCTTTGAGAATGGTGGATTTGTAATAATATCACAATCAGCAGAACCATTTGTTTTTAAAAAATCATAAGTATCTCCATAACCTCTATCAATTAAATCGGTACTCCTTACATTGTGTCCGAATTTTTGCAAAACTTTTGATATATGACCTTCGCCACAAGCACACTCCCAAATGTTATTTTGGAAAGTTTCTAACTTCAAAAGTTGTTCTACTGCTTTTGGTGGGGTTGCATAATAATCATTTTGTTCTCTTTCTTCTTTAGAGTGAGAACTTGCGTTTAGGGTAGCCATAACATTTTGTGTGCCACCAATCCAATCTTTTTTCTTATCAGTCATTTTCTATATTGAATTTATTACATAAAATTTCTCTAATTACATCTTGTGCATCGCACTCTGTTTGGTCGTATGTGTCAGTACAATCTTTTATTATACCTTCTTCAACCATTTTACCAACTATGATAATTGACAAATCTTTAATATCATCTAATGTTTTAATTGTGTTCATTTTTATTTATTTTAAGTTATTAAATCCGTACTACTGCTAACATCACCTATATTCAATTGCGGAGTTTCTGCTTTATTCAAATTTTCGTTTTCTAACATAATTTTGTGGTTATTTAAAGTTTTCGTTTTCAAAGTCCGCAACTAAATATAGCTGCAAACCGTTGGGCAAAATGCCCGAAGGCATTTGCCCAACAAGCGGGCACTTCGCCCAACTAGCGCTTTGCGCAATTGGACAACTGGCGCAAAGCGCCCGCTTGTTAGTGGCAATTTTAAGAAGCGTTCGTGTTAATAACAATCGGTTCAATAAATTTACCAAGTTCGTATTTTTTATTCTCGCCTTTTGGATAAGGTTCAATTTGATAATTTAGTTTTTTCATATACTCTTTTCTTTTGGTTTTACTTGTTGCAAAATAAATGTATCGGTGTTTAGCACTTCGGTATTTTCTTAAACCGTTTTGATTTTCATTATCGTAGTGCCTTGAATGTTTTCCACCTTCAACATATTTATCAGTTCTTGCTTTTGTCATTCCTGTATAAATCCAGTTTGTAGCTTGGTAAATATATCCGTTATGGTTCATTTGAGTATCAGCATAAGAAACTAAAATTAAATCTTTTGCTTTCAATTCATTTAAGCACCAAGCTACAAATTTAGATAGTTGTATTTCTATTTCTCCATCAACACAAAGTCGGTTTAATTCAAATACCTTTTCGCTATATTCTTTACCACAAACACCAATACATAAACTATTACTTGCAGGTTTGCCAAATGTACATACTGCTTTCAATTCGTTATTTTCAAAGTAACCAAAAGAAAAAGTAATACTCGGTTTTCTACCTGAATAATGGCGAGGTAATAAAAAATCTACCGCTTGTTTATATGTTATCGAAGAAAAACTGCCACTAACACTGCATATACGCAATGTGGGTTTTAGTGCTTCAACAATGTTTTGGTTTTCAAATAAACTTTTTTGCATAATTTAAAATTTAGTTTTTATAATTCCCACACTGCGTATATGCTTTAACGTTAGGCAAAATAATATTACAAATCTTTACCTAAGCATTTGTGATTTTTGTAATTAAAGTCATAGCAAAAATCTTCTGCTTTTTCAAAAGTTTGAAACGATTTATTTTTCCATAAAGAAT